GCAACGTGGGGGGATAATGAAAGGAAAGACACGTTTGCGGAATTTAAAGTATAGGAGAAATATATGTTAGATTGGATAAAAGCTAGATTGGTTGAAAGAACTTCACATGATGGTATTGCATTGATCGTAGTTTGCGGTTCAGTGGTATTATTTGGAGGCTTAGCTAAGTTGTTAGCTTGGGTCGGTTTAGGATATGGCATCTACACATTGGTGAAGAAAGAGGGCTAATTAATGTTTAAAGTTCGTGTTGTTTCGCACAGCAAGCCAGCAATTGGCGTTGAAATGAAAGATGATTTGTTACAGATGGTTGCTTACTGCGCCAGAGTATCAAATCCCAGCAATCAAAATAATGAGGAAACCGCGGAAAAATTAGTCAAGTATTTGATTAAACACCAGCACTGGTCACCTCTCGAGATGGCCAGTGTCTGCATGGAAATCGATACTACTCGGGATATCGCTCGACAGATTCTTAGACATCGATCTTTTTCGTTTCAGGAATTTAGTCAGCGATATGCTGATCCTACTAAAGATTTAAGTTTTGTAACTAGAGATGCTAGATTGCAAGATGATAAGAATCGTCAAAATTCTATTGATGTCCCTATGGAAGATTCAATCCATCATATTTGGGAATCATATCAAGAAGTTATTATTGAACGTTGTAAACACGCGTATGAATGGGCTATTAATGCCGGCATCGCGAAAGAGCAGGCAAGAGCAATTCTGCCTGAAGGTTTAACAATGTCTCGTATGTATGTAAATGGCACATTAAGATCTTGGATACATTATATCCAACTAAGAGCAGCCAACGGAACTCAAAAAGAACATCAAGAAATAGCAAAGGCTTGTGCTGAAGCTATCTATCAGATATTCCCATTAGATGATGTAATATAGTAGTTATAGTTACCATATTACATATAACAAATATATATAAAAAATATATACTTTTTTTCAAAAAAGTGTGTACAAAGCCATAAAAGTGGTGTATAATATAACTATATTAAATGATGAGGAAAGCGAATATGAATGAACTAATTGAAAAAACCCAAGAACTTTTAACTATCATGCAAAACCAATTGCATGCTAAGTATGAGCATACTAAAAATGATAAGTATGTCTTCGAAGAAGGAAGAAACTACATTAAGTTGCTTAGGCAAGAAGAAAGCGGTGCTTCAAGCGTAGTCGGTTTCATTGTCAAAAAATCACCTAAAGCCATCGATAACAAAACTAATGAGAAGTTTAAGATTGGTGATATGCTAATGGCTGCTGGATATAACGCTCCAGCTACTAACTTTGCAAGAGGAAATGTCCTAGAAGGTTACAACAAAGCTACAGTAAGATGGACAGGAATTTAAGGAGTATATTATGAGTTATCCAAATTTAGAAGATGTAATAAAAGGCGTAGTCAAATTAACTTTGACTGAAGACCAAATTAGAGATATGGTCGGAGCCCCAACTAGGGAAGAAGAAGAGTACTGCATGTGCGGTAAGAAAATTGTTAATTGTAAAGAGTCATATGAACACATGACTCATGGAGTATAGTATGAGACACAGCACGAGTTATATAATGACAGCGCACACTGCATCTGCAGGTGATATGTTAGAAGTCGAAACAATTAGAAAAGTTGTAAAGACTATAAATGCAAATAATAAACAAACCGAAGAAATGTCAATGAGATTCGGTAGTATTAATCCTAAAACCTTACCTAGGTATAGAGTAAAACTTCAGGGTAGAGGTCCTAGGACTGTAAATGCCGTCAATGACGGAAAATATCCGAGATCGTATGATCAATCGCTTCCTCTAAAACACGCAGAGAAGGTTGATGTGTATGTCTACACACTATAAAGCATTAAAAGAAATTACGAAGTGGGATGATAATACACCAAACCACACGTACATCTTAAATTCGCAAGGTCATTGTGTCGGATTTAGATCCACAAAGACTAAGCAATATACAGAGTTTAAAGCTCCTATGAAAGGTTTTTCTAAATCACATAGGAAATTTGTTGAACTAAAACCCGCAACGAAATATATGAGGAATGGATAATGCCATATAAAGTCACTGTACGAGATAAAGAAGGAAATCTACTTGCAGAATACATTTTTGAAGAAATGAAAGAAGCAATGAAATTTCATGCCGGAATGGTAGCAAAGGGACATGAGTCTGTTATGGAACGGGCTGGACCTTTACCAAATGTTTGAGTATTTTCTTTTTGCCAGCTGTATCCTAGGAGTAGGATGGTCTTCTTATAAAATAGGATTAAAAGAAGGCGGAGAGAAAATGATAGGAATGCTGGAACTTATAGGAATCATTTATACCGATGAAGATGATAACGTTCAACCAAATAAATTGTACGAACCTACTTATCGAGTAAAAAAATAGTATAAATAGTATTGTACAAATTCAATCGGAGTGTTATAATACTACTATGTTAAAATTTTCTAATTTCGAGCACATACAGGAGGCGGTAAAATTAACTCCTGCTGAATTGCAAAAACCAAACACAGTTACTAATGAACCTCGCCTGGATATTCTTGCTAGGCTTATTCGTGATAAAAAGCCTTTAGAGTTGGCAGCTGGAGGAACTTTTACAGTTACCGATATCGATGATGCTCTAGCTCAAATTGAAATTTTTAAAAAGTTAGGAAAACCATTTCCGTTACATAGCGGAGATAAAACAATATCATCTTCGCAAATAGGTAAAACATCCGTATTTGGTGGCGGAGGAGGTTCTGGCGGTGGAAGCCTGAACACAAAAATTACTGAATCACATCAGTGTGTTTTATGTCAAGCCATGCTTGATAATGGAATGCAAGCTGAAGAATTTTTTCAAAATCCAGAAATTTTAAAAGCAGCATATAAATTAGTAGAAGTTGATGCATCTCTTGATGAGGTTTTAGGCGTAGAAGAAGGATGGTTTACGTCTTCATATGAATCTGCAAAGCTGCTAATCAAAGATGGTTATGTTAATAAATCACACAAATTCCACAGAAATAGTAAACTAATGAATGGAATTTATGCTATGAAAAATGTAGCATATAAAAATTCAGATCAAAGCCCAGTTAAGGATGATAAATGGAATCCTGGTGATATATGGGCAATTGATAAAAATTTCGATATCAAATCACTAGATACGTCAAATATTTTAGCTTTTAATAAGGGATTACTACAAGCTTTCGTTGACCGTAAAGTCGTAGGTATATCTCTTAAATTAGTTAAGAAAAAAGCTAAATCAAAAGAGTATAATATTAAACTACCACCAGATACTGACGATCATAAAATTTTAAAAATACTTTTCCAAGGAGAAAAGCGTGGAACGTTCTGGTCTACTAAATCTGCGAGAATTGTATTTGATGATGGTAAATTAGATATTAGAGCTGGCACGGCAAAGGGAGCAATCAAAGCTGAAATTGCACTAAAAACTGCAAGAGGCGGTGGTGCAGGTTTTGGTGTTATGAGAGATGCAGCAAAGCAAGTATTTAGAAAAAGAATCCCTGATAATAAGTCGATTAATAAAATAGCAAAGCGTATTAGCCAAAAAGATCCTAAAGCCATAAAAGTCTTTTGGGATATGTACAGCCATTTTTATAAGAATGAAAAATACGAAGAATTTGAAAATGAAATATTTAAAAAAGATAGTGTTTGGTTAGGTTCAAAACTACAAGGCTTATTTGTTTTGTATCATGTAGATCAACATACAGGTTCTAAAGCCAATCGTTGGATCACTAAAATTGTAAACTACGCTGGATCTAAATTAGAAGATTCTAGTGCATACGTAAAGGTATATTCATAATGAAGTCATTTAAAAATCAATTATCAGAAGCCGCAGGAAAGAATACTCATATGATCCATATTGAGGATCTTATTCTTGACGGTGGAGTTAAGGGGGCGCGCCAAGCTATCATCGCACTCAGGTCGTTGCGAGATATGTTATCCGGTAATACAAAATCTGCAGTAGATGTAACCGTGAAATGGGACGGCGCCCCCGCCGTATTTGCTGGAGAAGATCCTCGCGATGGTCAATTCTTTGTAGCAAAAAAAGGCATATTTAATGCCGACCCAAAAGTATATAAATCACACGCAGATATAGATGCTGATACAAGTGGAGATCTATCTAAAAAATTAAAGATGGCATATGATTATCTCAAGCCTTTAGGAATTAAAGGTGTTATACAAGGCGACTTTATGTTTGATAAGTCAGACCTTAAAAAGGAGAACATAAATGGAATTAGCCATCTGGTCTTTCACCCTAACACTATTGCTTATGCAATACCTACTGACAGTGCTCTTGCTAAGACGATTAGAGCAGCTAAGATCGGAATTGTTTGGCATACTACGTACTCTGGAGCAACGTTTGAAACAATGAGAGCCGAGTTTGGTAAAGAAATTGTTAGTAAACTTAATAGTTCAAAAGATGTATGGATGCAAGATGCCACATTAGATGATCTATCAGGAACGGCAACGTTAACAAAAAAAGAGACAGAATTATTAAATAAAAAGCTATCAGCTGCAGGTAAATTATTTCGGAAAATATCCGGATCAACACTTAAGGAGCTAGAATCTAATAAAGAATTAAACTTAGTTATTAATGTATATAATAACAGTAAGGTGCGAGAAGGTCAACGTATTACTGATACTAAAAAACATGCAACTGGATTAGTAATGTGGGTAAATGCTAGATACCAAAAAGAAATTGATAAAAGAACCAGCCAAAAGGGCAAAGATATTCAAATAGCTAAAAGAGATCAATTGCTTGCCTTTTTTAGTAAATCTAATATAAAAAGTCTACAAAATGTATTCGATTTACAAAATTTAGTAGTCGATAGCAAATTAATTATTATAAATAAACTTAACGTACTAAACAAAATTGGTACGTTTGTAAAAACTAAATCCGGATTTAAGGTAACCAACGCAGAAGGTTTTGTTGCCATAGATCGTATGGAAGGTGGCGCGGTAAAGCTTGTTGATAGATTAGAATTTTCATACAACAACTTTTCGCCTGATATAATAAAAGGTTGGGATAATCCCAACTAAATGGGAACCGAGGATATCGATGAAAACTTTTAAAGAGCACAACGCAGAACTATCTGAAGAAAGCACAGATTTTTCTGAAGCAATGTCACTTCAACACCGCATGAAAATGAAAGCGGCGTTCAGAAAAAATAAAGCTAAAATCATGCTTGGCAGAAAAAAGGCTGCCAAGAAACTTGCCTCTCCCGAAAAACTCAAAAAGCGTGCAGAGAAAGCAGCACGACAAATTCTTATTAAAAAAATACTTAAGCAAAGAAGTAAAGATGATTTGTCTTTTGCAGGCCGCGCAAGTATAGAAAAAAAACTAGCTAGTAAAAAGGGCGCAATAAAGAAAATTGCAAAAAAACTTTTGCCTCAGATTAAAGCAAAAGATAAAGCTAAATTGAAAAATACACCTGGACAATAATTATGGAATTTAAAAGTTTTACCGAATATTTATCTGAAGCAAAGGGAGAAATGACCTTTGTATTTGGAAGATTTAATCCGCCAACATCAGGCCATGAAAAGCTTTTTGATAAGCTTAAAAAGGTTTCTGGTGGGCAATATCGTATATATGCATCTAAGTCACAGGATCCAAAAAAGAATCCTCTAAACTTTAAACAAAAAGTAAAGTTTATGCGTAAGATGTTTCCTAAACATGCACGTAATATTATGGCAGATCCAGATGTACGTACAGTCATTGATATTGCTGTAAAACTGTATGATCAAGGATATACAAAAGTTTCAATGGTTGCTGGAAGCGATCGAGTAAAAGAATTTGATGCATTGTTAAACAAATATAATGGTGTAAAGGCAAGACATGGTTTCTATCAATTTGAAGATAAGATTGAAGTTATTTCTGCAGGACAGAGAGATCCGGATGCCGAAGGTGTTTCCGGAATGTCTGCTTCTAAATTAAGAGCGTTTGTTGCTGCTGGAGATCTACAAGGTTTTGCTGATAATTCATTAGAAATTCCAGGAGACGGTATTCAAACTTTATACTATGCATTAAGAAAAGGTATGGGTTTAAAGAAAGAATCATTCCGTAAGCACGTCGAATTAGAATCAGTATCTGAAAAAAGAGAAATGTTCGTAGAAGGTAATCTATTTAAACCTGGTGACGAAGTAGTACTTAAAGAAACGGATCAAGTTGGTATCATTGAAAGATGCGGTACAAACTTTTTAGTAGTTGAATTTGGTCAATGGAAAAAAAGAGTATGGCTTGATCAAGTTGAGCTAGTAGAAAAATGTGGTGGCGGTGATATGGGCACAAAAGAATTAACAGCTCAATATAAGAAAGATACACCCGGACAAAAAGAAGATAAAGAAAAGAAGAAAAGAAAATCAGCTTATCATAAAGATTTAAGCACATCTACTTCAGATAAGCGTCAAGCTCATTTCAATAAAAATGCTAAAAAAGACGATGACGATCCTAGTGCGTATAAACCTGCACCAGGAGATTCAAGAGCAAAAACAAAACCATCTAAGCATACTAAAAAGTATCAACAAATGTTTGGTGAAGAAACATTGTCATTAGGTGATTTTATGATTGATGAAGGCCAAGCTGATGCAGCCCTTAAAAAGAAAGCTGATAAGACTGGTATGCCATTAGGTATTCTAAAGCAAGTATTTAGTCGTGGCGTTGCTGCTTGGAAATCAGGACATAGACCTGGAACAAATTCAATTCAATGGGGATTAGCAAGAGTTAATTCATTCGTAACAAAATCTAAAGGAACATGGGGCGGCGCTGATAAAGACCTTGCTGCTAAAGTAAGGGGATAAAATGAAAACTTTTCAAGAAATAAGAAACATGGGTGAAGCTAAGCTTT